GAGCGGTCGGCGGCGACGTCGAGCGCCAGGGCGCCGGGCGCGAAGCGTGCGTTGGGGTGCGCGGCGGCGGACCAGGCGCCGAGGTCGAGTCCGGCGGCCGCCGTCACCGTTGAGGGCCGGGGCCACACGTTGAGGATGGCCCGGGCGAACTCGGCGTCGTCGCGACGGGTCTCCCACTCATGGGTGAGGGCGGCGTCGTTGACGGTGTGGCCGTAGGCGGGGTGGGCGGCGCGCCACACGGCGGGATCGGCGATGTCGGCGCCGGGCGGGGCGCCGAAGTCGAACAAGGCGACACCGGGCGTGCCGGCTTCGCCGGCGGTCAGCCAGCGGTCGAGCCACGTCGACTCGATGGTGCCGCCGGCCGACACGACCCACAGCTGGCGCCAGTCGCGGGTCAGCTGGGCCGGGGTGATGCCGCCCTCGATGCCGGTGCCCTGATCCAAGTCGAACGCCCACGCCTCGTCGACCACCGCGGTGTCGACGTTGGTCGAGTGCAACGCTTCGGGGGTCGGGGCGAACAGCTGCAGCCGGGACGAGCCGCGGCGCTTGTGGACGCCTTCGGAGCCCTGCGACTTGCGGAGCCGGTACAGGTGGGGGAGGCGTTCGAGCATCGGGCACCACTCGTCGCGGAACAGCTTGGCGGCGATCTCGCGGGTCTGGGCGGTGTACCAGCAGCGGGCGTCGGCGATGATGTCCAACCGGTCGAGCACGGCGGCCAGGGCGAGCACCGACTTGCCGGACCGGCGCGGCACGACGAGCACGACGACGGGGTAGTGGAAGCCCACGCCGTCGTCGGCGAGCTCGCCGGCGACGGCGGCCACGTGGAACTGCCAGGGCAGCGGGACGGCCCGGCGGATCCGGGCGAGATGGGCGAGGGTGACGTCACCGGTCGTCGGGCGGTTGGGGTTGCGCGGCGTTCCCGAGCGCAGCGACGAGAGCGGCCAGCTCGGCGTCGTAGCCGACGTCGCTGGCCGAGTCACGGCGCTCACCGCGCAACTCTAAGAGCACCGGCACCAGCCGGCCGGAGAGGGCGCCGACGGTGTAGCGGGAGCCGTCGGGGTCGAGCACTTCGGCGTCGATCTGGTCGGCGAGGGTGCGGGCCAGGGCGACCAGGCCCTCGTCGACCGGCTCGAGCTGGCCCATGGCGCGCTGGGCCCGCAGCTGTTGGTCGATGCCGCGCCGGACACGGGCCACCGGACGCCTGTCGCCGGTGCCCCCGATGCCCGGCAGCGGTGCCTGGCCCCGATCCTTGCGCGCCATGGCGGATCACGCCGGATCGCGTTGATTACGCATGGGCCGGGCGGGGTCGGGGGAGAGAGAACGAAAATAGCGGCGGGGTACAACGTCGACGCGCGATCCAAAAACGGACGCCGCGGCGCGCGCTCGCGCGTTCATCGCGCCCAGCCCGAGCCGGGCGCGAGCCGCGACCGCGACCCGATACGGCGGCGACGGTTGCCGAGCGCGGCGCCGGCCCGCAGATTGCAGGGCCCGCAGCTCGGGCGCAGCTCGCAGCAACCTGAGCCCGGTTCGTGGCGGTGCTCGGCCAGCGGTGGCACGTGGTCCGGTGTCTCCGCTCGTCTCCCGCAACTGCGCCAGCAGCTCACGTCACCGTGGCGCAGTTGTTGGCGCATCACCCGGTAGGCAGGCTCGGCGTACGGACTCACGGCCGGGAATCGAGCAGCGGCGCGATAGCGCTACCAGGACTCCCGGAACACAGGCGCTGGTTGGACCCTCCGCCAATCGGTGAGGTACTGGTCGCCGTGCGGTCCCGCCCATCGCTTCTCGTAGACCACGAACGGTCCGAACCGGTCATGGATAACGACCTCGCACACGACCGGGCGGCAATTGAACAGCGGCTCGTTACTCAATCTCCCACGCCTTCCCGACCATTGCCGGACGGATCTGTGCCTGACACCACCGGTCAAGCAGCGGTCGATCACGACCGGCGGCGAGCATCGCTCGCTTGACCCGTTGCTGGGCCCCCTGTGCTGACACGTCGAACATCCGACCGATCGCCACCCATGACTCGCCGCGTGCGCGCATGGCGATCATGGCGTCCGTCGTCGTGCGGGCATTGAACAGCGGTTCGTTAGCTGTCACTGCGGCGCCGCCGGTACTCGCGCATGTACGCGTTCCACGGGCCTGGGTCCACGTGGCGTAGCACTGTCTCGGGGTACCAGCGGCCACGGCCTGAGGGGGTTGAGATCCCTTGGGTGTTGAGGGTGCGGGCGATGGCCGTCGGCCCGAGTCCTTCGGCCCGCAGCGCGGCGATGGTGGGACGGGCCTCGATCCTGATCCGGATGGTGCCGAGCGCGTCGTGCAGGTTGAGCTGCTCCACACCCGCTGATCGTAGATCCGCGCGTCTGTTCGATCAGCGTTCACGGGCCTCGACCTTGCGGCGCTCGGCCTCGAGGTTGGTCCGCACGATTGCGTGTGCCGTCGCCTTGCGGCGATCCTCGTCGCGCTGGTGGGCCGGGCAGCGGGTCTTGTGCAGCCACGGATCGAGGCGTGCAGTGCAGCCCTCGACGATGCAGCGGTGCCACGTCATCTCCGCGAAGTGATCCGGCCAGTGGGTCACGGGTTCATCGTTACCCAGCGCATCGCGCGTTTGTTCGGTCATTGCGTGGCCCGCTTGTTCGGGCCGGGTGGCCCGTACCGCCGTCGACCTGAGGACCATCCGCCGAAACCGTTCGGCGCTGCCGCGCGCGGGACCGCGTCAGGAGATGTAAGTACATGGCTCTTGGAGGGATCTTGTATCGCGCGCAGGCGCGCGGGGTCCTCACGCGCCTGCGCGCGGGGTGTGGACGCCTGACCCCGCGCGGTGGCGCGCGGGGTGTGGACATCTTCGACGGGTGGGGCGAGCGGGAATCGGTACCGGTTGGCGTCGGCGCCACCGCCGGTATCGACCGCGATCACCCCGGCGGCGACGAGCTCGGCACGAGCTCGTCGCACGTTGGCCGGCGAGATCCCGAGCCGCTGGGCGAGGACGGCGACGGGGATCACGCGGGCGTTGTCCTCGGGGAACACGAGATTGGAGAGCGCCTCCCACAGGTGGCGGGCTCGAGGTGAGAGGGCGGCGATGCTCGGGTGCAGCTCGGCGGGAGATCCGTCGGGATTCTGCGGGGTGAGCATGACGCGCAGGTAGCGGGCTGTCTGCGCGCTCACCGGGTACCGTCGGGGTCGTCGTAGTCGCCGGGGGGCGATTCGACATACCGGCGCATCCCCCGCCGCGACACGGGTCGTACTGGGTGGCGGCGGGGGTGCGTTGCGGCGAGGGCCATGAGCAGGAAGCCGATCGCGCAGGCGCCGGCGACGATGACGGCGGCGACGTCGGTCATGCGTAGTCCTCGGGCGCGATGCGTTCGCCGGTGTCGCCGTCGTACATGACGAGGCACACGGCGAGCTCGTCGACGCGCAGCTCAAGGGCGGCATTGTCGGCGTCGTCGATGGCGGCCTGGCGGACGAGGTCCCAGCCGTCGCGCTCGACGTCGGACTGGCTGATGTGGCGGATGTTCAACAGCCGTTCGGTGGGCACGGCGTAGGCGTGGAAGACGATGCCGCCGGGGGCCAGGTCGGGGTCGATCGCTGGTGGTCCGGGCTGGGTGATGCCGGTACGGTCCACGGTCATGGCCGAGCGTTCTGACCTGGGTCGTTATCAGTACATCTAGACCTGAGAAAGTCGTCGACCTCCTTGGGAACGATGTAGCGCTTGCCCTTGCCGCCGTTCGGACGGTGCATCGGAAACCCCCTCATCCGTGCCCGCTTTTCCCACGTCGACTTCCCGCACGGCGCGATGTTGTGCTCGTTGAGGAAGGCAATCCCTTGCGGGACGAAAGGTATCAGGGATTCGTAGACCGTCCGGTCAAGTTGCATCTTTGTCATTTCAGCCATCGGCCGTAACGTATCACACGTGCCACCCGATGATCTGAAACTCCCTGATCTCGATGCGTACCGGCGCTACATGCGCCGGCGGGGCTACAGCCGGGAGGTGATCTGGGCCCGCTTCGCCAACGCCAACCGCTGGGTCCGCTGGTGCGCCGACTGGCGCAGCGCGACGTTCGAGGACGTCGAGGACTGGATCGCGGAGCGCGACGTGTCGCCGGCGAGCTCACGCAACCTGTTGGGCTACGTGCGGGCGTTCTACCGCTGGGCGCTGCGCCAGGGCCTGCTCGAGCGGGACCCGACTCGGCTCGTCGACCCGTACCGGGTGCCGCACCGCCTGCCGCGCCCGGCCACCGACGACTCGATCCACGCCGTGCTGGCGATGGCTGACTCCCCGTTGGCGGCGATGGTGGCGCTGATGGCCGGGGCCGGGCTGCGGTGCTGCGAAGTGTCGCGCCTCGACTGGGCCGACGTGGACCTGCTGGCCGGGCGGATCCACGTGCGCGGCAAGGGATCGAAGGAACGGGTGCTCGACGTCTCGGAAGACGTGCGCCGGCGTCTCGCCGCGCTCGACACGGTGGCCGGGCCGATGTTCGTCGGGGCGCGGGGCCGCCGATTGTCGCCGGCCCGGGTGTCACAGGTGGTGTGCCGGGCGTTCGACGCCGTCGAGTCCGACACGGTCGCCCACCAGCTGCGCCACCGCTTCGCCACCACCGCGCTGCGCCTGCCGGGCGCCGATCTGCTGGCGGTGCGCGACGCGCTCGGCCATTCGAGCGTGGCGACGACCCAGATCTACACGGCGATCGTGCCGGGAAGGGTGGCCGCGATGTCGCGCGCCGTGACACTGCCGTGACCAGGGAAATTCGCGATGCGTGACACATCGCGAACGCGCGGCGTGATCAGGCGTCATTGGAGATTGACCACTCTGCAGGCGGCCGCCGCGGTGGTGCTGCTCGTCGGCTGCAGCCACCAGGCGCAGGCCCCGGACCCATCACAGGTGCAGGCCGTCAAGGATGCGCTGTGCCGGGAGGCCAAGGCGGCGCCGGGCGGGTCGATCGTGGTGAGCGGTCAGGTGCTCTACGGCGACGACTGTTGAGTGTCGTCGCGGCGCGCCGCGGCGACGGCGCGGCCGCCGATGTAGCCGCCGAGGATGCCGATCACGCCGGAGCCCATGGCGGTGATGACCTGGGTGGCGTTCTCGGACAGGCCGGGGTTCGAGTTGAACAGGGCGTCCCATAGGACGGCGGCCATGAGCATGTTGAGGGCGGTGGCGAGTCCGATGGCGAGGATGATCGCCACCAGGTCGCGGCGGTCACGGTTCATGGCCCCGCGGCAAGGCGACGATGATCATCGCCAGGCCGCCGGCAAACCCGATGCCGGCGAGCAGCTCGTCGTCGGGGCTCCGGTTGCGGACCAGCACGATGGTGGACAGGGCGAGGGCGGCCGCGCCGAGCACGATGAGCACCAGCCGTGCCCGCGCGGTCATCGGTGCGATGCCTGGTAGGCCTCGTAGTGGGCGTAGCCGAGCAGGTCGGCGGCGGCGGCCGGGGAGCCGTCCACCTTGTTGGTGAGCAACTCCAGCCACACCGCGTTGGGGACCAGCTCGACGACACGTTGGGCGATGCGTTCGACGTCGTCATCGGTCACGATGTCCTCCGGGGGTTGGGTCCAGCGGCGCTGGTGCTCGGCGATCAGGTCGGCGAGTTCCCATGTGCCGCTCGGCGTGCACGAACCGGGACGCCACGGGCCTTGCACGGCTGCGGCGGTGGCCGGGTCGGTCTTGCGGGACGGGGCGTAGCCGTAGTGGGTGCAGATGTCGGAGTCGGCCAACCCGAACGCCTGGCCGATGGCGATCGAGGCGGCGAACGCGGCGTCGATCTGGGCTTGCGGGTAGGCCTCGCCAATCCCGTTGTTGGCGATCTCCATGCCTACCGCGTAGGTGTTCATCGAGTCGGCCGGCACCGTGCCACGCGACCAGGTACACGGCCCGCCCTTGCCGTTGGTATTGGTGGCCCCGGCGGCCAGCACCCACACCGTGCCGTCCCGGGCAACCAGCAGATTGGCGATCGGGCGGTCACTGGAGCCGTTGCACATGTACGACGCGTCGTTCGCCGGGCTGGTCTGGCTGGCGGTGTGATGCCACATGACGCCCCACGGCCGCCCCTGCGCGTAGCCGCCGGAGCTGCGGGCCCGGGTCTGCCAGCCGGCATATTCGACGACGGAGACGCCGGCGGCGCGCAGCACGTCGGCGAGCTCGGTGAGGTAGCGGCCGCTCACACCCGGCCCCGCATGAAGGCGACGTCCTCGGCGAGCTCCCGCCATCGTTCGGTGTCGTGTTCGTCGAGCCGGCGGCGCGAGGCACGCTCGAGGACGTCCTCGACGGCGTCGAGGCGTACGGCGAGGCTGCCGGCCGGCGCCGCGCCCGGTTCGAGCAGGGCGGCGCGGCGCTCGAGGTTAGCGACCTGATCGGCCGGGTCGTCGTCGCGGTCCCAGGCGTCCTCGGGTTCGTCGTCGCCGAAACCGCTCACGACGCGGCCCGACGGTCACAGACCGCGCCGCACACCCCGCAGGTGACGTCCTGGTCGGCCGGGACCGGGGTGATCCCGGCGACGTCGACGTCATGGCGTTCACAGTCCGGGTTGGGGCAGGTGAAGATCTCGAGCATCGGGTCACACTCCGAAGGCGATGTAGTCGATGGCGACGGTGCCGACGATCGTGTACACGTTGGCCTGGCCGGGCGGGTGCCCGGTGGCGAAGGGGTGCCCGTTGAC